GCGGACGCGCCCAGCTCCCACAGAGGGGGGGGAACCCACCTCGGTCAGGAGCGACCCGGGGTTGCAAGCGCCGATTCCACCCCCGATCCCAGAACCGATGGGCATGTCGCAGGAGCAGAGTCGGAACCTCCTGAACACGGCCAACACCGTGACCGAGCGCCGAGGACCGACAACGCCGTCTCCCAGACCCCCCTATCCCCCGATCAGACGCACTGCACCCCGTCCCCCGATCAGGCCGTCTATAGGAATGTTGCCTCCGCGTCCGGGGTATAGGCCAGCACCAGAACCGCCTCCCAGACCCCCCCAGGGTTGGCCTTCGGACATCCATTCTCCAGGACCGCCCCCAGGACCAGGTGCCCCAGGCCGCGGGCAACAGCAGGACATTGATTCACTGCTGCCGATGCTCCAGCAGTATTCTGAAGCCGCAGCACAGGCCGGACAGGGCTATGGCAACCGCGGGCAACAGCGGGAACGCGATATGCAGCGTGCCCAACGCAGAGACGCCCGTCGCGCACGACCACTACGAGCCTAGGAGTCGCTGATGCCTACCGATGCCGAACTCCTGACCGAATACACGACCGATTACAACCGGCTGCGCTCCCAGAAGGCCCGCAACGTCGGCTCGGTCGAACTACGGATTCTCACCAATCTCGCCTTTATCTCAGGCGAACACTGGGTGGGGAGTCGCAATCGCACCCTCTTCACCCGTGCGCGTGACCCCAATAAACTGCACCTCGTCTTCAATCTCGCCGCCCAGATGCTCTACAAAATGATGGGCCGGCTCAGTAGCATCGCGCCCGTCTTCAAGGCCCGCGCCGATAAACAGGACCCGCAGTCCCTCGCCAAGACCGAGGTGGTCAATAAACTCACCAGAGCACTGGACGAGAAACTCGACCAACCCTCCCGCTTCTGGGAAATCCTCTGGTGGATGGCGATTGGCGGCGTCTCGTTTGAATACGTCCCGTGGGTCAAAGACGCCACCATGGAACCGTTGCCCCGGTTCGACCCCGAGACTAACGAGTTGATGTGGACCGATGTCGCGACCCAGGAAGAAATTCCTGAAAGCGAACGCCAGAACCGACTCGCCCAAGGGGCACTCAAGGAACAATTCACCGTCATCGAGGACATGATGCTCGCCGGAGACGTGGGCAGCGAAGTGCTGAGCCCCCTGCAGGTCTTCATCGACGCCTCGGTGCGCTCCGTTCGGGACCTGTCCCCCGATCAGGCCGTCTATATTGCGAAAATACGGACCCTCGGGTGGATTCAGGCCAACTACGAGGTCAGCGATACGACCATTGATAACCTGAAGAACGCCCGCGAGGTGCGGATTCTCTCCACCGACCTCCAGCAGTTTGGCGATCCCACCGGGTCGGTGGCACTCCAAGACCTCATCCCTCGCGTCCAGGGCAGTCAGGACCACTCGGACCCGGATCTCTGCGTCGTGGTCGAACGCTACCAACCCATGTCCGAGAAGCACCCCCGCGGGAAATATACCGCCTTCGTCCCAGACGAACAGGTGCTCCAGGACGGGGAGAACCCCTACGAAGACATTCCACTGGTCGATTTCCACTGGACCCCGACCACCACCAGCTTCTGGGGCGGCGATTACGTCGCCGACCTCATCGCGCCCCAACGCTTTCTCAATAAACGCCTCTCCCAACTGGGAGAACAGGCCAATGCGTCCATCTACGGCGACGAACTGCTCGGCCCCAGCCTCAAACGCGAGGATATGCCCGCCGATTACCCGGCCCCCATTGAAAACGGACTCACCGAGGCCGGAGTCAAGATGGTGCAACGGCGCGATCCGCCCCAACTCCCGGCATGGTTCATGCAGTCAGTCGATTTGACGCTCAAGCTGATGCGGGAGATTGCTGGCGGCGTGGATCTCTTCCAGGAACAGAAGTTTCCAGGCCAACTGCGCGGTCCCATGGCCGTCCCCATGCTCCAGGAGATGATCGACACCCAGTGGGGCAATCTCTATCAGCATATCGGCCAGCGGATGTCCCAGGTGAAGGAAATGCGGGTGAATCGGGTGAAAGAATACTACCCGCCCTTCCGTACGCTGCATTACACCGACCGATCCATGCGTGACGAGGTGTTTATCTTCCAGACCTCCGATATTCTGCGGGCCGGGACGGATTATTCCATCACCGTGGAGCGCGGGAGCCTCCTGCCGGAATTTCGGGCGCTGCGAGAGGCCAGAATCCGCGAGCATCTGCAATCGCCGCTCAGTGTGCTCTATCTGGACGAACGCACCGGCAAAATCGACAAGGAAAAGATTGCCGCCGACCTCGAGATGGGCGATCTCGGCCGCGAGAGCAAAGAAGCGCAATATCGCAAGCTCGGGATGTCGCTGGTCGAACGCTTGTGGCAAGGACAGCAACTGCCGCAGCATTTACCGATGCCGTTCTGGAATCTGCGCGTCATCATGGACGAACTGGAGTCCGAGATGGCAACCACCGAGTTTCTCTCGGCGTCGGTGCCGATGCAGCAGGGATTTGTGGAATTCTGGAACCGCTGCCGCAAGATTCTGGTCGAGGCGTCCGAACGCCGCCAATCCGGGATGCAGCAGTCCGAAATTCAGGGAGCCGTGGCCCAAGCCGCCCAGCAAGCCGCCGCGAAAGCCGCCGCCGACGCCATTGACGCGGCGTTGCAGCAATTTCAGGCCAGTGCCGCCATTGCCCCGCAAGCTCCAGAAGCCTTGGCCCAGGCCATGATGCAAAACCAGCAAGGGCCACAAGGACCCCAAGGCCCGCAGTAACGGTCAAACTTGACACCGTCCCACGCCCCTCTTTATACTCACCCAGACTGCCTGAGAATCGGTCTCAGCGGAGAATACGGGATCTGAGCACCCGACGCGGTATTCATCGGCAGATGAACACACCACGCCAGACTCGGAAACCACTCGACGGAGAGTCAGAACATGGCAGACGAATTTGGCGTTGATGCCCCCATCGATAACGGTGGTGGCGCGGACATAACACCCGAGGCTGGAGGAGAAGCGACAGGGAGTGGTGCATGGCCCGCCGATGTCCAGGCCGAATACACTAAAAAAACCCAGGCACTCGCTGACGAACGGAAGAACTGGGATTCGCAGCGTGCCCAGCAGCAACAGCAGTTGCAGCAATATGCCCAGCAGATTCAACAGCAGGGGTATGCCCAGCAACAGCAGTGGCAAAAGGCACAACAGCAACCCCAGCAGCAAGGACAGGCGTCCATGCTGGATCAGTTGCGGCAGATGCCCTATCTCGATGGGGCCACCGCCGCACAGCTTACCGAACGAATTGTGAACGAAGGCATTAACCCCCTTCAGTCACAACTCAAGCAGCGCGACCAAGCCCTGGCCCAGATGCACAAGGACTACACCACCTTGCGTAATCAGGTCGGAGCGAGCCAGGGGAAACAGGCTGAACGGGACCTCGACGCACGCTTTGTCCAACTCCGCGACCAACACGGACTCCCAGATGAGGAAGTCATCAATGAACTCCTCAAGGATATTTATTATTCGCATGAAGGGGACGACTTGAACACGGCGTACCCCGACATGGCTGGGAACCGGATTAACGGGTTGCGGAAGGCATTCCGGGAGATGGACCGACAGGAAGCGCTCAAGGCGAAACAACAATCACCGTTTCCTGGAAAGGGCGGTGAGATGTCTCCGACGAGTGGCAAAACCGGCGGCTACAAAACTCCACAGGAACGCACGGACGAGCTCTGGCCGATGCTCAATCCCGGACAGAATTCCTAGTCGTCTCGCCTCTTGCCAGGAGAGTGAAACTCTATGGCAACAACCAGTGATGTTATTGAAGCCCTGAAGTACACCTACGGGACAGACCAGGTTCTGTATCTCCTGAACCAGGAAGTCGTCTGCTGGAATATGTTCCAGAAGATGGCGAAACCTATGGGTGGACGTGGGCAGTTCATCCTCCCGATCATGACCAAGAATCCAGGGGCATGGACGGGAATCACCGAAGGCGGCGCGTTGCCGTCGAACATCAACCCCGATACCACCGAAGCCACCTTCAGCCTGAAGGAATTCGCGGGGTTGTACAACATGAGTTGGAAACTCCTCCAGGACGCCCGGAACTCGAAGCTCGCGTTCCAGACGGCCTTGAAGTTCATGGAGGAAGGGTTCCGACGCCGCGTCCTCAGACTCATCAATGCCGACCTGATTTCAGACGGCTTGGGGAAACTGGGGATTATGCCCGCTGCCGATAACCAGACCACCATCACCGTCGAAGCATTGCCGAGGATGGACCTGGGGATGACGGTGGATCTGATCGATGCCTCGGATAACGACACCGACCTTGCCGCCTCGCGGACGGTCACTGCCGTAGATCCGGTGAACCGCACCGTTACCATCAGTGGATCGGCCCCCAGTGGTACTGCCGCTGGCGACTACTTCACGATTGAGAACACGGTTCATACCAGCGCGATCTATCACACCAACGGCCTGCTCGGCGTGATCGACGATGGCAATCCCACCGGCCCCGAAAGCACGTATGGCGGTATCAACCGCTCGACGGCGGGGAACGAGTTTTGGCAGTCGGTCGTGCTGTCGAACAGCGGCACCAACCGGGCACTCACGGAAGACCTCATGATGCAGCTTGAGGATGCCGTCCGTGAGAAGGGGGGCGCGTCCCTGAACACCTACATCTCCAACCTCGCCATCATCCGGCGCTACCACGATCTGCTCCGTGAGGATTCGTTCTTCGCGCTCGGGTCCGTGAAAGCGTTCGATGGCAATGTTGGCGTTGGACGTGAAGGGGGCGCACAGCAGAAGGGCAAGGATGGCGGCGACGGACGCACCATCTATCGCTTCTCTGGGAAACCCTGGCACGCAGAGCCGTATTTTGCGGCCAATACCATCATCGGACTCGATACCAAGCACTTCTATATCGGGCACGGTGAAAACGCGACGCCACGACCCATCTCGGAAGTCTTCGACGGAACGCCGTTCTTCCGCCAGACCGCCAATGCCACTTTCGAGGTGGCGTGGTACTGGCAGGGTGAATTGCTCTCCGACAACCCCGCTGCGGGGGCGAAGATCGAAGATGTTGCGGAGTCGTAAACTCTGAGTAGGTGGGGGGAGGGATGATGGTCCCTCCCCTGTCACTTCGCCAGATAGGAGCATCATGGGACTCAAAGCTGTTGCCAAGTTAGCGCCCGTCCTGGTGCAATATCGCACCTCTGCGGGAGAAGCCGCCGATGTCCACATCTTTGTGGCTGATCGGGATTACGAAATTATGGATGTGCGGGAAACGCACAGTGTGGCGGGAGCCAGTAGTAGCACGCTCGATGTCGGGATATCGGCATCCGGCACGGCCCCGGCGAGTCTGACCACGGCGCTCAGTTCCACCTTTGCGCTGGACAGCACGGTAGACACGCCTGTGCAAGCCACCCTGACCTCGACGGTCGCCAATCGCCTGATGGACAAGGGCGAGCAGTTGTCGGTGAATATCACCGGCACTGTCACCAGTCTCGAGGGTTCCGTCAGC